CGGTTGCCTCGTTATAAAATTTTGTCATGAAAACCTCACCAGCAATTTGCGCGGATTGGTGCGCCCGTTCGCAACGGCCGACCGCGCCCGCTCATTGTTGACGCGCTTCTGCCAAAAATCCCGCAACGCCATCAATTGAACGGGGTCATAATACTCAGACTGGCGACTACCAATCGCATATTTTTTGGTCTTGCTGTAACTGGCCAGTGCCTTTTCACAATCGGCCAAGGCACGTTCCGCCAAGGACCGCGCATCCATCGGCTCAGTTAACGCTGCTAGGTCGGCCACCACAGACAGATTGCCGGAGCCGATGGTCACGCGCTCGCCAGCCCGCGAAAGATAGGCGCCCCATACATAGGCGCCGGCCGTCAGCTGCGCACTGTCGGCAGTTGCAATGCTGGTGCGCCAGCCTTCGCCATCGGGCACGCCGGCCAGCGCCAGCTGGGACGCCCCCCGCAACTGATACGACAACACCCAATCCACACTGGTCAGACGCGCCCCATACTGCGGACTAAACCATGGATCATCGCGCCAGCTGGCCGAATCCCCTGCGCTCAGATTTGTAATTATGTTCATTATTTACCATTTGCTCGCAGAGTATCCGCCAGTACGACTACGGGCTTTTGCCCGTGCTGGCGGCTTCGGTTGTTGAGGAATCGGCTGTACAGACGTCTGCACAGCGGGCGAGGGAACTACGGGTGTATCTGGAATTTCATGATTCGCATCGTCTATTGGCGGCGCACCGGCGCGCCCATCGCCAAAGATTTGCTTTTGGCGCAAGCGTTCTTCCAGGGAATCCCAATGCGCCGGCTTCATCAGGTGCAGCTTGATCGACATCGCAGCGTGCAAGGCATAGACCTCACCATCAAGCGCCTCATTGCGCATGCCGGACCGCAGCTGCCAAACCTTACGGTTCTTCACTGTCTTGTGCGGCGCTTTGATTTCGCTGGTAATCTGGTCCCAATAATCCGGGCGTACAGATTTATACCAGTGCATACGCCCAGGGCCGCTACCGGTCAGGCGCAAGCGACCATCGATCAGCAAATCCTTGGCGCGCTGCGTACCGACAATGTACGGCGTCACGCCAGACGGATGCGGCTTGTGCCTTCTGTTCACGTCGATCGACGGTTTCGGCCGAGAGAAAATTTCCTTGGCCGCTCCACCCTGTTCGGATGCGCCCTTGATCGCCATGTAATTGCGCGCCAGGCGCTTACGGACAAAGGCATACACCGCGTCTGTGGTAGTGCCGTCTGACGAATCGATGGATGCCGCACGCAGCATCAAGGCATTGCCGCTGGCGTGCATGAATTCGGCCGTCAGCAGCAAGTCCAGATCGACCCAGGCGCCAGCATTTTCAATCAAGGTCTGGCCATGGATCTCGCCCCAATACACCAGCCACGATTCCATCCCCCTACCCCACGCCCTGATCACGATCGCCAGGCGATCATGCTGCACGTCGACGCCAGCGGTCAGCACCATGCCGCCCCATGGGATCGTCCGTTCCTCGTAATCCTCTGCTCGCTCGGACAACGCCTCGGCCTTGGGTAAATCGCTTTTATACTCGTATGTCAGCCCTTCGCTGCTGTTGCGGAACGCCCGCATCTTGGTATCGTCGCCGGACTGCAGCAAATGCAGCGCGGTTAGATATTTTTCAGTGAGTTTTTGCAGCGTACTGCCAGGAAACGGCGAGTAAAGTTCGTTGATATAGAAGCCGGCGATCCCATAAAATGCGGCCGTGGCGACCCATACCGCCTTGCGTACGTTCTTGTTTTTCTCGATATCGTTCCACAGCGCACCGCAATGCGGACAAGCGTAGCGTGCGGACTCAGGCACAACGTGCCCGAACACTTCATGATTGAACGATGGGTCTTCATGGGTGACCACGTTTTCCCACATCAGGACATGCGATTCCCCGCAGTGGTGGCACGGCGTCATAAACTTGCGTTGATCGCTCGACAGATATGCCGCCTCGATCCGGGACAAACCCTTGATCGTCGGCGTGCCGCCGAAGATCACTTTGCTGCGCGCATAGGTCTTGACCCGCTCTTCCAGCAGCGTGATCGTATCGCCCTGGTCGCGTACGTTGTCGTTACAGTCGTCGGGTTCTTCGACGGCCACAACCGGCGCCGGCGTCGACTTAACCGAGCTGGGGCTGTTCGAGCCAACCAGCTTGATGAAGCCGCCCTCGAACGTCTTGAAGTCCCAGCGGTTGTCGCGATCTTTGCGCTTGTGGATCTGCAACTTGTCCGCGACGCGTGGAGAGACCTCGGCCATCGGAATCAGCTTCTCGTCGTTGAACTCCTTGGCCGCCTGCGCCTTCGCAAACATTATGATCATTGGGCATGGATCGTCGGCGATCTTCTTCGCCACGTAGTTCAGCAGCACGCCGTCGGTCCATGCCACTTGGGCGGATTTCATCGCCACTACCTTACGCACCGATGGGTCATCGAGCGCATCGTGTATCCCGGCCACCCACGGCGTCAGGTCAGGATTGTAAGCGCCGGGCAGGGCCGACGCCTTCGACGACAGGCGTCTATACTTGCGCGCCCATGCCGTCAGCGATATCTGCTCCGGCGGCACCAACGATGCGGCTATCCGCATCAGCATCGACCGGATGGCTGGCATCGTATCGAGCGAGGTGGTTGAAGGCGGCGACAGTGTAGTCATTTAGGACCTGTATATCGACATTGATGCCATACAGAGCATCGAGATCGCTTTTGAGTTTGTCGTCGCGCCCAAGTAGTTCGGTGCGCCAGGCACCGATCATCTGCATGATCTCTGGCTCCAGCTGGGCGACGTTGATTAGCTGGCCTTTCTTTTCTGCCAGGGTGAATACTTTCAGCTCGCGGTCGACGCGCTCTGTCATGACCCGCTCGCGGACCAAATCGAGACCATCTTCGCTGCGGTGGCCAGCTGCTTGCGCGCGCAGCTTGCGCAGGTACGCGATCCGCACGTCGTCCAGGCTGGACTGCTTCCAATCGATGTCGAGTTGGTTCAAGAACTTGCTGACCTCGGCCTGCGACAAATCGAGGTGATCAGCAATGACCTGTTGAGTAACAGCCATTTATAGCCCCCTTAGGTTCCAGCTAACTAGAGAAATTCCGGGGTCTTCGCACCCGCTCTGTGCTGATGAAAGTAAGGACCCGAGAATTTTTGAGGCAAGACGACACGCATTGATCAGCGCGTCAGATACTTGATCTGCTGCTGTAGGATGACAGGGAACTTATCAACGATCAGTCGTTCGAGCGCGCCCTGCACTGCCTGGTTGGATATCCCATCAGGTATGCTTGGCCCGAACAGTTCCTTGATCGGCAGGCCACTCCACAGCATGCGACCCGGCTTGCTGACTTTCTTGTGCTGGTTACCTACCCGCACGTACACCCCAAGGTGACCGTTTGGCATGGTGGCAATGAACGCATGATCTATGGTCTTGCGGCCGTTCAGTACGTTGACGACAACGCCGCCTTTGGCACTTTGCTTGGCGCCGTACTTGATCAACGGTATAGGCCGGCCCGATGCAATGACCTTGGCAGTCAGGTTGCCTGCTGCCGCGTTATACGTTGCCAATCCCTTTTTGACTTCTGCCGCTTTAAGATTATAGCCAGCGGCGCGCACTTCACGCGATGCAGCCGTTCTTACCTGGGCGATGACCTTGTTCAAGGCCCGCACCGTGGCGACATCCTTGACATCACGGGCGGTACGGCCCAGGTCAGCGATGATGCGGTCCATATCGCCGCGCACGTCAACTTTGATAGCCATGATGGATTCACCAAGAGTGAAGGCACAATGCAAAAAGCCCCAATCGAATTTAATCAATCAGGGCCTCTTTACTTTCTAGAGGCACAGGCGTCCCCACAGGGACGGCTAATGCCTCTAGGCGCGGAACATACCGTGCGTGCGAATTGTTAGAGCGGATTTTAACAGGCGTTTCAAGTTTATCAAGCACTATTTTCAAATTCGTACGCGCCCGGCCAAGCACGATATGCAGCGATGTATCGTTGATGCGCATCTTCGTCTTCATGAAATGGTTCGAATAATTCCATACATAACGCAAGCGCAACGCCTGCTTTTGATCAAAATGAGGCATGCATCTTACGGCGGCCTCGACCAGCCAGCCATCCAATATATCGGCGCTCTCTCGGCATAGGCCATTCACCGGTTGAATGATTTGTAATTCAATGGCAAGGCGCTTCTCACGGTCGTTGCGTGCAGCGACGTATGCCGCCGCCCACGATGTCGCGCAACCGTCAGCGCCGCCAGCAGCACCCGTGCGCACCGCCGCACGCCAATTATCAAGGCGATGGATCAACTGCCCTTCGACATTCCCGCCAACCGCGTCGGTCTTTGCCGGCGCCGGACCTGCAGGGTCCACCAACTCGAATCCATCATTTGCCATACCCCGGACCAACCGACCTGCCCTGCTATTTTGATTCATTGCTTGCCCCTGTCTTTTCGCTGCCAATATTCACTGCACTCTTTTGCTTTACCCATTCGACCTTCACAGCGGCCTCCAGCGCCTTTCTTGCATCAAGCCCGCGCCGCTGCTCGATCAGGGCGAGATAAGCGCGCCTTGCCTCGATCCCAGCCAAATTGGCGACATGTCGCGCCTCGCATATCATTCGCCACTCTTCACTTGCTTGATAAACCTCGCATTTAAGACCCATATCAGGGGTTATCTCCATTTGAAATAAGCCTGTAACGATTTGAAGCCCGTCCTATATGGCTCATTCAGGGTTAACAGGGTTAACAGGGTTAGTAACACACACATGAGAGAAGATAAAAAGCGCTGCAATGGAATAGAAAGCAGAACCGTCAACACGCACACACATGCGCGCGACCCTGTTAACCCTGTTAACCCTGTCCAATCACTGATGGCATTGCGTCCGCAGCGATCAGGCATCAGCGCAACCATGCTAAACCCTGCTAAATTTTGGTCGTTTGTCATCGCTATCACTTGAATTCGGCCAGATTACGGAAGCGTTCGCACTGCTTGCTCAACGAATCCGTGTCATCGCTCGGCACATGAAAGACCGTCAGCAGCTTCTTCTTTGCGCCAATCGTCACCCACTGGCGGTCTTTGTGCAGGCGCTGGGCAATCAGTTCCGCAAACTTGGTCATGGACATGCAGCGAAAGCCGAACTTCGTGCAATGGCGCGCATAGACCGTATAGAGATCCTCAGACAGGCACGAACAATATGGCACGCTCAAATCGTCGGCCGCCCAAGACAAATAGAATGCCTCCCAATCTGGCCGTCCGAAATTGATCACGCGCTGCTTGGATGGTGTTGCCAACGGCTTGCTATGAGGCCCAAAATCGTCAAGCGGGAACTCAAGTAAAAATGCATAGAATGCCTCGATCAAGCCGTTGTTCAGTTCGGCCAGGATTTTTGCGAGAAGATCGGGATCAAGCTTGTTCCTCGCGTCGACCACCAGAAAGCGCCGATCTTCCGGCTCGATCGGGACCGCCTGGAACTCATTGGACAGCATCACGACATTCATGTGATTTGCTTCCGTGCGGTCGTCCTTGAATTTCTGGCTGATTGACATATCGCGGCCAGTGATCATGTGCTTGATCAGACCAAAGTGGCTGTACTTATCCTGCCGGGACAAAATTTCCTCGAACAGCACAAACAGTTTTTGGGACCGCCACATCGTGTACGTGCCCTCAAGCTGGTGCTGCCCGCCTGTTGCCCCATGACTGCCATAGATGGGTTTGATGATGCCTTCGAAGAACAGGCTTTTGCCGGTCCCTTGCTTTTCCCCAAAGAACAACAACGCGGTCTGCATCTTTGCCCCAGGGTGCTGCAATGGATAAGCCAGCCAACGCATGACCCACAAAAGAACATCATCCCGGTTCTCTTCGGAAAAACACAAGCTGTAGAGCAGCTCGACTACCAGTTCAGCCTTGGCGGGGTCTTTCTTTGGCCGCAAAGGGAAGCCCTCGAACATGTTGATGTGCGTGTCCAGGTCGACGCGTTGCGTCGGGTCGAATACCAGCTTGTCGAGATCCTTTTCCAGGTGCAGCGGATGGGCCAGCCAGCGCGATGCCAGATCAGAGCCGCGCGCCAGCTGCATCGCGTCGTACGCAATCACAGTCCGCTTGTCGGCGTCCCATACGGTTTTTGTGCCATATAACAATGTGTAGCGGTCAAGCATCATTACAATGCCATCATCCCCCCCGCCCCCCGCCTGTACTGCGACGCCCCGCACGGTCTTGGGCAAGTTGCGGGGGCTGATAGAGCGCCGGCCAGCGTGGCTTTCCCATGCCTTGGCCGTGTCCTTGCCCACAGTGGCGATAAACGCGGCACGCTTCATGCGCAGCTTGTTCAGCGAGTCCCAGATGTCGGTCGATCCTTGCACCAGCGCACAGTGGGATATTGCCCATTCGAGCGAAACAAGGCCGACTACGTCCGGCGCCGCTTCCACAACAAAGGGGGGCGGGGAATCAGGAGGCGGCATCGACGCGAATTCGATTCCGGCCGCATCCTCGAAAGAGGGGCCGGGAGAATCAGGCATCGAGCCGCACAGGTCATCAAGGGCCGCATCAACCGGGCCGGCCGCAGCTGCGAGCTGTGACAGCACCGCAC